AAATATCAAAGTACTACAACTCCTACAGGTGCTATAGCATATGTTGGGGCAAATCCTAATAAAATGATGGACAATTTAAATAAAGAAGTCATAACCCCTGTATATCAAAAAATCATAAATCTTCAAACTGCTTTAAGTGCGAGTGGAGATGCCGCAGGTAATCCATTCGTAGGTAAGGAATGTCATACATATAGAAAAATATGGATACCTCTAAAAAATCAAAAAATAATTTATGATAATGGTGGTCAAGTCCCTAAACATTATGATTACGCTTTCATGATAACACCATACGACAGTTATGGAACATTAACAACAGATAATATCGCGTCTTATGCTTTCGAATATCATTTCTATTTCAAAGACGCTTAAATGACATCTATATATTCTTGTTAGATGTCATCTAGGTATTCCAAAAAACTTTTTAAAATTAATTAATTAAATTCTTTTTCTAATTCTTAATTAAATATGGAAAAAATATTAAGAGAAATTGCCGTGGAAGGTCTCACCCTGGAAGAATACGAATTGGGAAATTTGGATGTAGTTTTACAACAAAAAACGAGGCAATTAGATACATTATTTAAAAAAAAAGCATTGGAGAGGGTAGTAGTTCAATTTTATACAAATCATTTTAATAAATTAATTATGGAGGAGGAATTTGAGAAATTCTTACCATTATTTAAAGATATTAAGGCAGATATAAACAAATTTGAAGAGAAAACAAATTATATATTTATAAACGTTAATCCCGCTCCTAATCACGCACTATTATACTTTCAACAGGTAATAGAAAAATCGTTAAAAAAAGTTTGGATAAAAGATTATTGTTATGTATTAGAACAAAGAGGCGAAACGCTGTTAGAATTAGGAAAAGGTTTCCACACACATATAATAATAGAAAAAACACCAGAAAAACCATATTCACAATGTATAAAAGAATTAGGACGCTCATTTAGTAAGGTATGTGATACAAGTAATTTCCATCTATATTCTGGTGCTATAATAAAAGAAAGTGATATAAACAAAAGACGAGAGTATATATTAGGGGTCAAGAATGATACTCAAAAACACTTAAAACAACAAATGGATATAATTTGGAGAAAAACGGAATACCTTAAAACTTTTTACGGAAATTCTCAAATAGGTCTAAAAGACAACTAATATATATTATATTTTTGTAGAGTGTGTTGATGTTAATTCGTAAGAATTATCATCACACACGCCCCCCAAACAAATAGAAATATAATCTATAATCTTTATTTTTGAAATGTTAAGAAAAACCTTAATAATCATAATTATTAATTAATCTTCGCCCGCGTATCGGGAGGAGCGTTAAGATGAATGGTAGGCACCGTTCATTAGCGACGGCATGCGCGTATGTGCTTAATTGTTTGAGTGTTATGGGAGCGATATTTATTGAGCGGGAATAATACGAGTTTATAGAAAAATGAATAAATTTATAAATCTTAAAAAATTCCTTATTTATTAGAAAAAAAATAAAATCTAACTTAAATTAAAATCTCACGTATTATATAAATGCCCTTAAAACTCCGTAAAAAAACCTTCAAAAAAGTTTCACGTAAAATCGTAAGAAAATCAAAAACTTCAAATAAAAAATTAATCGCATTAATTAAATCTGTTTCTCTAAAAAATGTAGAAACAAAAACTACACATTCTCTCGCAGAAAATCTTCAACTCTATCATAATACACCAAATTTAAGATTTGCCTTCTTAAGAACCTCCCAAGGAACATCAGACACTGATACTGGAGCAAATTACTATGCTAATCGTATAGGCGATATGTTAATGGCGCGAGGTATATCTATAAAATTATGGATAGCGAACAAATTAGACCGTCCTAATGTAATGTATCGTTTAGTAGTGTTCAAATATCAAAGTACTACAACTCCTACAGGTGCTATAGCATATGTTGGGGCAAATCCTAATAAAATGATGGACAATTTAAATAAAGAAGTCATAACCCCTGTATATCAAAAAATCATAAATCTTCAAA